TTTTTTTGCAGCTTTTCGATTCTTCGTCGTTCTTTAGTGTCTTTGATTAAATAATAGGCAAGTATGGCTGTAGCCAAAACTTTGTACCCTGCTGTAACGGCTCTGGATACATTTACTATGGCAAGTGTGACGGACATATCTTTGTCCCTACTTTTGAGAAAATCCATGCGGCCACTTCTTTCCGAGTGATAACTCGGTCCATAAGCTGCGTCTGTGTAAACGCGTTCATCCAGTCTTTATTTTCAAAGATAACCCCTCCTTTTGGGCAGCCTAGGATCACCGCGATTGACCTGCCCTCGTCATAGCGGCTGTTTAGCCATAGTTTTTGTAATTCTGATAACCCTAACCGGATCGAGTCGCTGCGCACTATTTTTGGCACATATTTATACTCTACCCATAAGTCTCCTAGATCGCCCGAATACCAGACATCGGCCGTACCGCCGCGGTATGGGTTGTTTGTTTTTTCGAAATACGTGTGAGGTAGGTACTTATGCACCCCCCGAATGAACGTTGTTTCAGGTTTTGAGGAGGCCACAGTAAACCAGTGCTTCGTGCGTGGCGTGCTGAAGGTCTTCTAAATCACGATCGTTATCGATGGTAATGTCGCTTGGCTGGACGGCTACGCCAGCTTCGCTGGCGTGCTGATCGTTTTTATCTAATTTCCTACGGATGTGGATAATCGTACCGCCCATGTCGCGAATCCAAGCGGCTTCGTTTTCGAACCGCACGTCCGTGGCTATAGCTAAGCTAGAGCCTGAAGACAACACGCGCTGTTTGGCGATCGTAACCCACAAGTCTGGATTGACCAGTTCTCGCCCCCACTCGGTACCGAGAGTCTGCATCAAATACCTTGGGCTGACGCCCAATGCCGGAATTACTTCCTCTTTGTGGTCAGTCCAGTACGGATCTGACATGTCGATCCCAATCTGACGCATCATGCTACGGATTGGGTCGGCGAAACCAAAACAATATCCGCCTACTGCGGATACGATAAAGTTACCTACTGTGTCCTTTCCGGATCTGGCCTTACCAGCGATTCCGATCAGAGGTGTGCGCATAGTTCTCCGCTCCTTTGGGCTAATATGAATATGTTCATATGTTGCGCTTCCAAAACTCTTTGAACTCAAAAACTCCGCCTGAAGCTAAAACAAATAAACTAGCGGCAGCTATACAAATAAAATAAAAAGGAGTAAGGGCTAAGTCCCATACCCAACGAATGGCTTCAATCTTTTTGTTTTTCATTGGCTTTCTCTACGTAGGTGTCAAGTAGCTCGATGGCTTGTAAAGCAGTCAGTTTATCTAGCTCGGCTCTATGGTTCTTTCGTTTGGTAGAGGCGGCTATTAATCTGTCTGCTGTGCGGACTCTGTTTAGTAAAGATATACGAAGTCCAGATAAACTAGGAGAGTTCATTCGTTAGCCGCCTTTTGTAATGACTCTAAGCGCTTCGATAGCTTTTTGTACTGTTTATCAAAGTCTTTTTCGGCTTTTTTAGCCTCGTCTTCTAACTTTTTGATCGTAGCTGCGTGACCTCTAGTCAGAACGTGGATATCGTTTATCAAAGACTTAATCTCGTTCTTTGCCTGCGTAGGAGTTAGATCCGCTTTAGGCGTCTCGGATTTCTTTGTTTCGTCGAACGTAATAATAAGACTAGGTATATGCGGCATAGGTCCCCCTTGAGTTTAAATCCGGTTTTTAGCCAGACCGGAAACTGGTTCCACTGAAACTATCGCTTTTCGTACGACGATACATCCGGCTCAGTACTCAAAAGCCCCATAGCTTCACCACGAAGCTCCATGTATACCCCAAGTTCTGCGCCTTCAAGAGGACGAACAACGCGGAATTTAGGAGATGAGTACTGTACGTGGGTATCTAGCGTAATTTCGGTTACTACACCAGTAGGAATAGTACGATGCTTAGACGCCAAAGAATGTACGTAGGCATCGAACGGCTTCATAGCGCTCGGTGACACGGACATTAGCCATAGCGGCGGTGCTTCTCCATTTTCAAGAATAGGAGCTACCGCTAGAACGCGAGTGTTCTTACATGCTTTGCCTCGACCGTTCGGTGACGAGCCGAATTGGTTCATAGGACAAGTAGCGCAAGTAGTAGACTGGACATTCGGGCTGTTCTCAGACGGAATAAGCATGGACGGTTCAGAACCAATAGCAAAGCACGCCGGTGGAACTGGTTTGTCCTTATTGTACGGGCGATCGTAGAACAAATTTGTTGATACAAAGTCAACAATAACTACATCTACTGCTTCGCCTTCATTACCATCTGGGGTAATAATGGACATGTTGCTATTAAAACGAAGGCGATTGCCGGTAGGCGCTGAGATGCGCTTAGCCATGTTCGCTACTTCTGCAGCAAGTTGTTCTTCATATGACATTGGTACGTTTTTTACTTCGCGACTCATTACTTTGACTCCTAGTTACAGTGTGCGTAAGCTGATCTTACGCTGGACAAAGGGCACAACGCCCGGGATGCTGCCTTTAGTTTCAAACAACTCTCGGCAGCCAGACACAGATGGTCTACGTTCCAACAAGTGGTAGTATTTCATCTTGTGAATGTAATCATAAAAATCGTCCCAGTCTTCGACAGACGGCTTGACGCTTTCGGAGATCGAAGCGGTTGCCTTACTACCAGTTGACTTGGTTACGTTTTCTGCTTCCATAAGCGTGATCAACTCACGCTCGACTTGTTGAATATCTTCGTTTACCTGTTTTACTTCCTGTTCAAGCGTACGCTTGAACTCGCGAAGCTGATACATTCTGTCGATCGTAGATCCTAGTGTAGCCATCTCATTTTCTCCAACATTTAGGACACAGTTCTTTGTGCTTAACAGCCCCTTGCTTAACTTCGATTTCTCCGCGACCACCGCAAACAGGACATACGCGACGCTGTAACGTCTCATATGCTTTCTTTATGGTTTGGAATTCATCGATGTTGCCACCTCGATCGGGGTGACAAGCCATAGCTTTGCGCTTATAGGCTGTGCGAATTTCTTCGTCAGAAGATTCTTTTGTGACACCTAGAACTTGATACGCGTCCATACTTGTTACTTAGTTACTTAGTTACTTTGAATAACACTCGTCCCAGCCTCCATCTGCTGATAGAGGCAACCCTTGCGCCCATACTGGGCATTCAGACATGATGTTAATCATGTCTTCGTAACACCGCTCCGCTTTGTCTTTTGGAGCAACTGCTACAATCTCATCGTGGGTCATCGTCGCAATGCGGTATCCAGCGTCGTGGACTTTCAGCATGTGTTCCGCAATTACGCAACGGGCCAAGGACTGTACGACATTTTCAGTCAGCAGTCCACCATAAAGCTTCAATCTAGCGCCTTTTTTACCTAGATATGTAGTATCAGTATTCACAAACCCACTGGCGGACTCTTCAACTACTGTATGCAGATCAGGGTAGTGTAGAAACAGCCCGCTTGGCATCTGGATATATCCTTTGTCATACGACATAGGGCCAAAAGTTCCAGCTTTACCTACGGTCATAGCAAAGATGACTTTGTCCATTTCCGCCCATAGTTTAAATATCTTGTTGTTTGTGTATCGATAGATGTTAACGATGCGTTTGCACTCAGCTAAACTCATGGCGACGGGTGGACCCATGGCACCGACCGCTAAGGTGTTCTGGAGTTTGGCCGCCCCCATACCGTAGCCAAGGCCGAGAACCGCGACTTTACCTACAAATCGTTTATCCCCGTCCACCTGATCCACCGGTACACCATAGATAGCCGATGCCATGAGTTTGTATACATCCTGCTTGTTGGCAAAAGCGTCGACAACGTCGGCTTGTCCCGCTAACCATGCGTTAATGCGTGCTTCGATCTGAGCGGCATCTGCTACAACCAGAACATGCCCCTTCGGGGCCAGTATTGACCTTCGAAGCTCACCGCCTCGAACAAGGTTCTGAAGATTCATTTTGTTGCCGCCGGACCATCGATGGGTATGCGCTCCGCAATAATTCAACAGAATAGGAAATTTATAATTTCCTTCACCGGCATGCAGGAACCTGTTGGCCCGAGTCTCTCCAATCGTAGATTTAGCTTTAACACGAGCCTCGCACAAAGCTGCAATGCGTGGGTTTTCATGTTTGAGAAGCTTCTGGAAATCCAGATCGCTTTTAGAGAAGGCGAAAGTACTTTTTCCAGTAGTAGGGCTAATCTTAGTCGGGGGCTCTATGCCTTCAGCTCTTAAAAGCTCGGCAAACTTGTTATTGCTGGACAACTCTGACGTGCCTACGCCAGCAGCGTCGATAGCAGCCTTCTTACTGGACACCTCCGCCTTTAATTCTCGTTTAATACGGTCGGAGTCTAGTTCTAAAATTGGCTCACAAAACATACGCATCGTAATGTCTACGAGACGAAGCTCGTTGTCCGGCATGTAATCGTAGAACTTCCAAAAAAGTTCGTAGGTGTCATTAACATCGTCTATACAGTACTCGCCAAGAGCTTCCGCCTCTTCCTCAGTTAGCTCTTCTTTGCCCTTTGTATTGGTCAAGGCGTGCGCTTTAACCTTACCGCCTAGCCCATGCAGTTTGGCTAAAAAATCGAGGTTGTGACGGAGGTGGTGCCCATGAATAGCCCGGGCCATGGACAAGGTGTCCAAATAAAGACCCGGCACTATCCCGTACCGCTGGTACAGAATAAAACCGTCGAACGCTGTGTTGTGACATAAAACAGCGGAGTTGGCCCAGTCAATAGCGTACAGCGCAGAGGCTATCTCATCCTGACGGGAGTACCAGTAAGTGCCCCCCGAGCCGACCTTAATACCAACGCCGTGCGCTTTGAATCGCTCGTCACGAACGTATTCAGATGTGTTCATCTTGCCAGACAGCGTATAGTCCTGCGAATAAAAGGTTTCGAAGTCGAGCGTTACGACTTTGTACTTTTTATTATGGAGCTCAATAACTCCGTCGTTATGCTGCATTTTTGACCTCGGTAAAATGCTCTTTCAAAAAGTCAAGCATGCTAGCTTGACGTGCATCTTTACTTAACAGCTTGTTATATACGTCTTCTTCAATCGTGCCTTTGGCTAGAATCACGATCGTCTCTGTACGCTTAGTCTGCCCTGCACGGTAAATGCGCTTGTTACCCTGAGTAAAGTGTTCAAGGTTGTAAGTAGGGCTAGCCCAGATCGTAGCACTGCCGCGAGTAAGGGTAAGACCGTGTGCCGCACTCTGCGGATGGGCTAAAAGAACTTTGTAAAATCCAGATTGAAAATGATCAACTGCGTCTTTACGCGCTTTGTCTGATGTTTTCCCATCAATAACAGTGTAAGTAATATCACGAGATTTAAAATGTTCGATCAGCTGGTCGCGCTGGTGCTGCCAGTTGAAAAACACAACACTGTTATCCCGCTGCTCGATCAAATCGCAGATAAGTTCGTAACGACTATCATCTACAAGTGCGTATTTACCTTCCACCCCGGTATAAGAAGCGCCAGAAGCGATCTGTAGAAGCTTAGTCACCACGCTTGCTGCGTTAACAGCTGCGATAACTTCCCCGTTTTTCAGTAACGTAATTGCTGCTCGCTCCATGTCTTTATAGGCAGCTTGCTGCTTTTTAGACATATGGTATGGGCGAACGTATGTGAAATTTTCCGGGATGTCGATGCACTCTTCGAACTTATGGCGAACAGTTATGTCCGTTAAAAGATTGGCTACGACTAACTCAGATCCTTCTTTATCAACCCATTGAACCATATTTGGTTGGGGCCCTACTTGTTTGGGCGAACAAACGGCGTTTCTAAAATTAAAAAACGAAGAACCTAGGCGTTGACCGTCATCAATAATAAACACTTGGTGCCAGACATCGGCGATAGTGTTTGAGTTTGGAGTGCCGGTCAAGCCATAACGATGGTCAAAATGTTTTTTAATCTTGTTCAGTGCTTTTGAGCGCTGGCTAGTACGATGCTTGAACAAGGAGATCTCGTCCACGATTAGCGTATCGAATTTTGCAAAAAAGCTAGGATGCTGTTTGGCGAGCCACTTAGTAGCGTCTGTATTCGTAATGTATACATCGGCTTCCATAGCAAACGCTTTTTCACGAGTGCTGGCGGTAGCTACGGACGTGACGATATGTGGAGCAAATTTACGGAAATCGTCTTGCCAAGCACTTTGAAGCAAGGACTTAGGAGCAATGACCAAAGCGCAACCGCCGCCTCGCTTACGGCGGGCGACATACGTTTCGATTTGGACGCGTGTTTTGCCGGTACCTGGGTCCGAAGTATCAAACACACGGTCGTGCTCAAGCATAAATTTTACGCTATGCACTTGGTGGTCAAATAACGGAGGTGCCGACATATTAAACTCCCTGGTTACAGTGTCCGGTGCCTTTAGGTCCGTAAGGGCACCACTTACAGTTAAACATGTTTGGTTTGGCTGGAAACTCTTCGGATTGAGTTATTGAACAGCCACGGATATTGAATCCAGAATGAAATCTAAGGCCTTGATCTCTGGTGTATGACATTCTGGTAATGTCATCTTGATCGAGGTACCACAACTCGACTTCGATATTTTGAAGTTCTGGATACCTCATAAACGTGGCTAGCTGATACAGCTGACACTGTTCAGCATGCTTAATCTCGTTACCGAATTTCCTACCTGTTTTGTAGTCGACCACGACCGCATGAGTGTCAGACAAATGGACAAGGGCATCTAGCTTGACTCGTAGCCATACGTCAGCTGATGTCCAGCTGGTAGGCGCCCAATCGGTCGTGTACCCCCATTCGCCTTCCAGAGCTACTTTTCCCTCGCTGTACATCTGGCGGAGCTTTACGAACTCCTCTTTGAACTTAGCTAGCTCTGGAACCAGCTCTACGCCGCCTTGCACATAAAGTTCAGCAGCTTCGTGAATACGTGTACCGCGATCATTTGCGTGCTCGGTTTTACCCGGAGGTAAAGGACGTGGAGGTTCAGGGATACGGTCGATGTAAGCCAGCTTGGCTCGAAAAGGACACTGTTCGTAGATTGAAAGTCTGGAATAGCTCCAAGTAGGAATATTGCTCATACTGCACCTTGTTCATGGGGGTAATCGGGAGTACGAGTATACTAAAGAAAACTTGGTAAGTAAACTAGGTTTCTTCTTCTGTGGTCTTTACTTCGAGGTTAAGTTTGTCCTCTAAGTAAGCGGTAATTTCTTCTCTGTTCTCAAAAGGGCTGTTGTCGATGGCCGTCATTACTTCATTGAGAGTAAAGTTGCTTATGCTGTTGAAAAGATCCTTTAAATGAGTTCTGGGTACCATAACTACATCGTCTTCTTTATCCTCTTTCCAAATAGGTTCCATAAATATAGTCTCAGTAGATAACGTCTAAAATAAGGTACGGGATTATAGTCAGCATAGTTAGAGCTATGATTGTAAGAACATAAACTTCCCAGTTTTGTTTCATTTTGCTAGCTCTTTTCTGACAAATTAAACGCAGTAACTAGCCGTTTAGCACGTAGCGCGTATTTCCTTGCTAACTCATCTGTGAGCGGTAAGGGGTCTTCGTCCATCATGTGAATTCGCAAGATTTCCACATAAATCTGAAACGCGCGTTCGTTGTTGCTTTGTTCTTCCATTAATACAATTCCCAAAGTTCAAGCTCCCAGTTTATAGGAGACTCGTCTTGATAAGCGAGTTGGAAAGTACCTTCACTTATAACCCAAACACTGTCACATACATCCACAAACGGCTTTGCTTCAAAGAACCACCATTTACCATCTTCGTCTTGGGCCATCCACTTCGCCCATTCAGGGACTTTAATCTGTACTGTCAGTTTCATTGATCTTCCTCTTCTTCCTGGTCTTCAAGATATTCTCGGATTGTTTCGTCACTTGTAAGATACTCGTACTCAGCTTGCAGATCATCGTAGAGGCTGCGCATAGCATCCCTAAATATTTCATGAGCTGCGGAATAAAAGTCGGTAAGCTCATCGGCTAATTTCTCATCCATAGCGTTGATTACTTTTAAACGAAACTCATCTTCTTCGTCGTGATGGATTAATTCCCA